ACCGTCTAGAAAGTCTAGCTCTCCACCTGTAATAGATATTGCATCTGCGGCCAGTTGAATAGCGGCAGTATCGTCAGTAACACCATCACCTACGGCTCCAAAGTCTTTCACACTCACACTCTCAGCATTCTTGTCATGCTGACTTCTAATTACACTTCCTGTGGCATCAAGCTTCGTAGTTACTTGTTTTGCTTTAGGTTTCGTAAGGGCCATGATATCTTCCTTTCAAGTTTCTAGCTTTTATTGCTGCGGAGCAGCGGGAGGAGTTGGTTGCGCGTTGTTGGCAACCTGAGTCTGTGCAAGCGTACTGAGGAACTGCTGTTGCTGTGCAGGATTCCGTTTGAAGTCCTCAAGCCAGTAGGCTCCACGCAGCTTCGCCCAGTACATGAACATGCCCATCACATCGTACTCAGTTGCCACAGCTGGCAACGCTTGAGCAGTTTGCAGGAACACCATCAGCAGTTCACTGTTCATCATCTTGTCTGCTGGCAGCTGGCCATCAGTCATCTTGAATTCCAGCATTGCTTTGCGCAGTTCCACCGGATCAACATTCACAGGCTCACGTGTGTCGCGATTCATGAAGCTACCGGCTCCCTGGAACTGAAGTGTGTTGGCCTTGATTGCTTCCTTCACTGGGGTGAAGAACTGGTGTTCGATGGAGAGAGCAGACAACTGCTGACGGCTGTTGCTGTTAGCCATCGTGGTATCGAATTCCTGCTTGGTCTTGTTACCTTTCTGGAACTGCCCACGATCAACTTTGTTCTGACCAGTAGCTTGATCTGCCATGCCGCTGATCATGTCAGCCATCTGCAGATTGGTGCCACTGTTGTCCTCACGGTATGGAATCTGATAGACTGCCCGTGCAATCTCATTGCCATCTTTGGCCATCGCAGCATTGCGAAGTGGAATGCGCGACACTGCACTGACAGGATCAATGTCCTTCTTGTCAATCATGCGTGGGTTGTAGACAAGTCGGTCGAAGATCAGACGCCGCTTGGATTCCAAGCTGATATTCCACAGTGCGCTGCTCATGTCTTGGAATGGCAATGCGTTGTCCAGCATGGATTGTGTCTGATAGCCCAGGCCATCTTCGTATGGCTGCATCACGAATGCTGGCAACAGGTCGTGTGCAAGGTTGAGCTCTTCAACGAAGATCACATGACACCAGTTGATGATGTATGCTTTGTAGACCTTGACTGTATTCCCTGTGCCACCAAAATCAGACGCTACTGCACGGCAATAGAAGGTAGTGAGCAGATAGTGATCCTTGTAGCTGATGGGATTGCGTTGATTTCCACCAGATAGGCCCATCCACTGGCCCCAGTTCTGCACGCCGAAGTGAGGAGTTCCCAGTTTCAGGTATTTGTTCACTTCAGGAACGTAATAGGACATGGTTGCGCCCATATCTTCTGTCTGTCCGCCAAAGCTGGATTCATACGCTTCACGTGCGCTGGTAGTTTTCTGTGGATCAAGCGTTGCCAGCATGCGTTTCAGCTGAACACGAGAAATGAGGCTGTTCTCTCCGTAGTATTCCCCTTCTGCTGCCAGGTTTGCTGGCGCCACGGACATGTCCATGAAGGAGTTGTAAGGATCGCGACGCACGATGGCATTTCCACCGTATGCATAGTCCTTGATTGCAGCCATACCTGCTGCGTTGATGCTGGTGTCAGTGACAATTTGCTTGAGTGGCAGCTTTTTCCAGTCAACAGTAGCGACACCGAAGTTGTATTTGTATCCGTCACGCAGTACTTTGATCAATTCGCGTGCCCAGCCGAACTTGATGGACTGATCGCCCAGTGCTGTCTCGAATTGCAGGGCAGCAGACTGATTTGCAGGAGAACTGATGACGCCAAAGATGGGGTAGCTGGTAAGGAACACGCCAGCTTGATAGGCAACAGCAGATTCCACCTGTGGCATCACGATGGGAACTGTCATGTCAGCAATCTTACGTGAATCACCGGACATGTTTGCACGTACAGCTTGAATGTGTTCTGCTGTTACGTTGAGCTGACGTTGATACGCACGATCCCGGTAAAGGAGAAGAGATCGGAAATCAGAGAGTTGGCCAGATGATTGTTCAGCACAGTACTTGGCATAGCGCAGGAAAGATTTGCGCTGATCCAAGGTAAGTGTGTTGACAAGAGAAACACGTGATGTTGCCATGGTTTTGGGACTGTGTTACAGTCAAGTTGGTTGGATGAATTCAGTATACCGCTACACTTCGCTCTGTGGCTTAGCCCGCCACGAAATCGTACTGCGGTGACTTCCCCACGTAAAGGCAACCCTTCGGGCTCCGCTGCGCTCCGGCCTTGACATGGTGCCCCTGTCTCCTCGTGACGCTTCGCTTGCGGTCAAGCACGACGCTGCGTTTCGCTGAACAGGGATAACTATAGCCGCTCCTGCCGCAGATTCAGAATGGCAATCCGAGGGTCTCGCTGTGACTAGCAGACACGCCGGCACTCTCGGTGTCAAATACCATCTTGATCGCGAGGTGCCCATAATTCTGCTCTACTTCCTCGCAGTATCCAATGGGATCAATAATGTCATCAACGTTGTCAATCTTCGCTGGGTTCCAGGTTGTGATCTGCTGGATGACAAGAGAGCGCACCTGGGGGTGCAGATAGATCTCACCTTTGAGGAGCCGCAGCAGTCCGCGCTTGATCCTATTGTTCTTGGCCTGGCCCTTCGGTGCGACTGGATGAAACTCAAATCCTGTGATTCCCTCAGTTGCACAGATATGATTGAACCAAAAGAGTAGTGTGGACTGGTAGGCAACATCTTCCACGCACACGAGTCTGGTGTTATTCTTCAATCCCATCTCGATTGCTTTCTTGATGGTCTCCAGTGGCGTAAAGGTGCCGTAGAGCACCGTGTCAAGAATAGACTTGCCATCAATGATGCTGTAGTGACTGATCGTACAGTCATCACCTTTCTTTTTGCCACTGGACGGATCGATGAGAATGTAGCCACCATCTGGTTCCACACCCGTATAGTATTCCGGTAGCTGCGGTATCTTGTTGACGTCAATGCCACTGGCCAGGGCTACATCTGTACTGTTCAGTACTTCACTGATAAAGATCTCAGCGTGGCCGATCTCACTGTCAGCCTGGTATTCACTGATCAGATCATCGATGGGACGAAGTTCTTCCCACAGACTGGTGCCATCAGCCAGAATGCCACCCACGATCAGACTCGTCCACTGGGTATTGTTCTTCAGCTTTTCCAGAATGCAGTTCTGTGGATACATGTTGCCCACGTAGATGTATGTGCACCCTGTGTTGCTCCGGGCTTTCATCAGTGTGCCGAGAATCCACTTCAGGAGACTGTCGGCTAGGTCTTTGTTCTCAGCATCTTCGCGTTTCTGAATGTCATCCATGATGATGACGTCAGGGCGCTGGTTCTTTCTGTTGATACCACGAACTGCTGTACCAGCACCTATGGCCCGGAGGATGATGCTGCGACCGCGGAAGTAGAATACCTTGAATTCCTGCGTGTCCACTTCCACTTGCAGTTTAGCATTGCCAAATACTGCTCTGAGGCCAGCAGAACTGAGCATGTCCCAGATGTCACTGAGTGTGTTGACAGCCAGTCCTTCACTGGCACCCACAATTAGGATGAATGACTTGCGTGAGAATAGAATGTACCAAATGCACAGTAGCTTGATGAAGGTTGTCTTTGCAAATCCACGAGGAATACCAATAGCAAACCGCTCTACACGACTCTTGAATGCTGTGAGCATTGAAAAGAGTGTGAGATAGAATGCAGGAAATGCAAAGACAAACTCCTCAGGATCAAGGAGCATCCCAAGGAAGTTCAAGTCACGCTGGGAGAGTTCCGCTGCCTCCTGCGCACTGGTGCTAACTTCTACGACTTCAGCTGTCACAGCAGATCAGCAATCATGTCAGGTGTGATTCGACTAGGTGGCCGGCGCACGGGCACAGTCAAGTTGCCAAGAAGCATGTTGGTCTTCTCTGCTTCCTGTGGACTGTTGACTGCAACTGCTAACTGGGCCCGTGCTCGCAGCATGTCCTCCAGTGATTTGGCCGTAGCTGCTACCATTGTCTTTCCTTCCACGTCCACGATTTCGTTCCTGCCGTTCAGCGTGTAGCGTGGCAGCGCTGCTGCTGGCAAGGTGAGTGTCACGTTCACGGTGGTACCGGCTGCACCTTCCGCGCCAGGGCCGTTCACATCCTTGCGGCGCTTTGCATTGTTGAGAATTCGGAAAGCACCGACTGCTTGGCCTAGATTGGCAAATTGGAGACCTGCCTCGATTCGCGCCAGTGCCAGCTCTTCTGCTGTTTCCAGTTTCTTGTCAAATGCGCCATCTTTGGCAATGCGACCTGCGGCCTGCGCAACCAGTAATTCCTGGACTTCTGGATCGGCTTTGAGTTGACTGATGTACGCATCTGTGCAGCCAACTGCAGCCGCGATCTGACTGGTGGGAACTCCTGCCGCTAGGTAGG